CAATATAAACTAATCGCTCTAGTGGATGGAGAAGAAGTGTATGAGGTAACTCGTCCTTCTACGCTAGAGATAGAACAGATGTTCGAAAGAGCAGAGCTCGTCGTAGAACGTGAGCTGGCTATTACGAACGCTGAGAAAGCTGTAACGGCTGCAGAAACTTTACTAGATGGATTTAGAGAGGACGGTTTAATCGTATGAGTAATATAAAAAATGAGATCTTATTGGTACGTGCATATGAACTAATAGAAGAATACACAGGTCATCCAAGTGGGGTAGACAGAACCATGCTCGCCTGTATCTCAGAGAATGATATGGACAACCTCATGGCTACAGTTGTAAAACTAGAGGGAGAACAAGCTCGCGAACAGTTCTATAGCTTCGGCTTAATGGAAGGGGACGAGTACTAATGACTGACATTGAGCTCGATAGCCAGTGGGACTATGAAGAAGATATTAAGATTGAATATCAAGAAGATAGCGTCTGGATATTAAGGGACTATTAGGAAGAGGAAGGAAGAAAATGGACGATAGTTTATTTAAGACGGGTATACGCCCAGCTATTGACGCCTATCTAAAGGCAAAAGGCGAGGAAGTACGCAATTATGGCGATTATTGGTCTGCTAGTAGCGCTGGGTATTGTATGCGGTTGAATATGATGAAGCGTCTAGGTGTTCCTAAAGTACCAGAACTAGATGATAACGCTGTGCAGACTAGGATATTCGAAGCTGGTCACATTTTTCATGAGTTTTTACAGAGGATTACTAAAAATGCTGGGTTGAGCATTGCTAGTGAGCTAGAATTACAGGATGAAAAGCTCATGATCAGAGGTCATTTCGACGACTTAATATTACAAGAGGGTAAATTACTGCTTTATGATTATAAAACAGCTCACAGCGCCTCATTTAAGTTTAAGAAGCGTCAAACCGAAATAGGGCACTATCACAAAATGCAACTCGGTACGTACATGTATATGTTGAGAAGTAAAAAGAATCGCCTTGATGGGGTCCCAGAAGATATGGGGGCATTGGTACAAAACTTATCTGAGGCTCGTATACTCAGTATCAGCAAAGACGACTTACGGATGGATGAGAAGCAACTTATATGGAGCCCTGCGCTTGAAAAAGAGATCTATGAGTACTGGGCCACGCTCAACGGCTATTGGAATACTCAGAAAATACCTAAGTGTACTTGCCTAGACCACGATGGAGGGTTTATGGGGCGTAGAAGTGCCAAGGGAAAAGTCTATAATGATTTCTTTTGGGAAGATGAACCATGTTCCCTGGCTTGGTATGCTAAATGTAAAGCAGAAGGCAGGTTAAGTAAGTGAAAATATCTAACAGGGTTGAGAACATCCTCAAGGCCAGCTACTCAGCTCGAAACTCAGACAAAGCCCTACTGTTAATTTACATGCAAAAGTCAGGTATGAATTTATCTCAGTCACAGATTGAAGTATTTAACAAACTACCTGCTTTCGAAACAATAACAAGAGTAAGGAGAGTACTACAAGAGCAAGGCAAATATGAACCAAGTGAACAGGTCATGGAAGCACGGTATCAAAAGTACCAAAGTGTTAAAGAGGGTATTCACCACGAAGACCCAGAGAAGTTATTAGAATCAAGAGGAATTAAAGTTCTGCCCTTTGGGCAATAAGGAGAAAGACATGGCGGGAAGCTACAACGGAGGGCTCAAAGCGGCTAAAAAGAACTTAGCAAGAGACCCAGACCACTACAAGCGCATTGGTGCTATTGGTGGCAAGCGCGGGGTGACAGGTGGGTTTGCGTCTAACCTTGTAGGTGAAGATGGGCTTACAGGGCGAGAACGAGCTATTATAGCTGGTGCTAAAGGTGGACAAGTTAGCAAACGTGGACCAAGTAGAATAAGAGAACAGCCAGTAGAAGAACGAACTAACTGGTTTGCAAAGTTAATAAAAGGATAAATATGTCAGACTACACAAAACTAAGTAACCTTGTAGATGATCAATTCGTAGTCAATAAGGTATTCGGATACAAATACAAAGTGTGGGATAACGAACAGCGCAAGATGCTGATGAGTGAAACGTGGGTTAAAGGTTATCGCAAGATGTACACCCTCGAAACAGATAAAGGGACACTTGATCTTAGCGCTTCTCAAATGGGGAACTTGCTAGAGAGCGTCACGAAAGATGGCCGTGCTGATATTAACGGTAGAGCTTTCAGCGTCAAATCTAACGGTAAGAGTGGCATGGACATTCGTTACTTCTTAAATGCTATGAAAGACGCTCCACCTAAAGCTCCCGTAGCAAAAGAAGCTGATGGATGGGAACAGTTTGACGGGCTCGTACCTGAAGAAGAGCCTATTAACATGGAAGATATCCCATTCTGATGAGCGAACCTACTAAACGATGGCTCGCAATGATCGAGCGCTATGGGAGTGAAGAGGAAGCTAAGGCTGAGATGGCTCGACGAGCTGAGAAGTCTAAGCGTAATCTTGGCGGTAAGGGTGGATTTGGTAGTTTAGATAAAGAAACATTAAAAGCAGTCGCCAGTAAAGGCGGCACAAGGAGCCGAAGACGTGCAATTAACTCTTAACATATTAACCGTTATAAACAGCTTGATACTTGGGTTTGGTGTATATTTAATACTGACAGCTAAAGCAGAGGGGGTTCCTCGTGAAACGTACAGAGCTAAAAGCAAAGACCCAGTTAAAGCAGCGTTCCAGTTTGAAATCCAAGACCAGCCTAAAAAGCGGGGGCGTCCAGTCGGGAGCAAAAACAAAAAAACTAACAGTAGCCCAGCTAAAAAAGCGAGCAGATAAGTATTACTCAATTGCTACTAGGTATCGTTTCGCCGAAAAGCGGGGCGATACTTGGTACGCAGAGTGCATCACATGCAAGGTAGAGAAGCCGATTAAACAGCTACAGTGTGGGCACTTTATGAGCCGTAGACATAACATACTCCGCTATAGAGATGAAAACACGGCAGCACAGTGTTTAACGGAAGAATCAAATGTGCATATGTATGGGGACTATAACAGAAGTATTGCCGACCTTATAGTTGGTGACGTAGTTATAGCATTTGATGAAGTTACTTTTAAAAAAACTGTGGCTACGGTGCTAAATATAGATAGTTTTGTGCCTGATAAGCTCTATAAAGTAACGACAGAAGATGGTAGTACATTCTACGCTACAGGCGACCACAAGGTAGTAGCCAATGGGAAATGGGTCACTGTTGAAGATATGTTGCATGACGTGTCAGCATATGATATTCTTGAGCTATGAATGAATTAAAACTATTTGAGAGAACAAAGCATTCGGAGTGGTATGTGTCTCCTAATGGCGCTGTATTTATGAGGACGAAGTATCAGGGTAGAGATAATAAGCTGAAGGAGAAAGCCCCCACACTAAATAAGAAACGGAAATATATTTATGTGAGGACACCGAGCGGTAATCATCTGCTACACAGGTTAGTGGCTAATAACTTCATACCCAACCCAGAAAATAAGCCTTGTGTGAATCATAAAGACGGCGACAAGAAGAACAATCATGCTAATAACCTAGAGTGGGTCACTCATAAAGAAAATACAAAACATGCTATAGAGAACGGCTTGATAAAGCAACAAAAAAAGAATGAGGGAAGATTAAAGTATACAAATGAACAGTGTAGGAGTGTGATTGATAGAGTCAAACAGGGTATGTCTTACGTTAAAGCTGGGAGTATCTACGATATGCCCTACTCAACCGTTGCGCACTTAATAAGAGGGAGCAGACGTTTAGTATGAAAGTAAAAAGCATAGAAGAAGTTGCCCCCCGTAGGGTATATGCCGTTAGAACCTCGACGGGCACATTCGTAGCAGATGGTTTAGCTCACCACAATTGTTATGGCTGTAACGTAATGAGCCAAGGTAGACAGTATGAGTTCGGCATAGCAATAGATGAACTCTATGGTGAAGGAACAGCTAAGGCACTCCATGGAGAGAGCAAGCAACTACATCCCTTTACACTAGATGAACTCCAAGAAATTATAAAAGATTCGAAACAACAGATTAAGTTCTATGAAGGGCAATGACATGGCAAAAGCAAAGAAAGCTGTTGAGGACGTTGGGTATAGTATCAAGCCTCTATCTGAATATGGAGAGCTCCAGTTTATAACAAGTGGTATTGAGGAGATTGATACCATCACTAAGTTTCCCCGCGGACGTATCACTGAGATCTTCGGGCTACAGGGAGTTGGTAAGAGTGAGTTAGTACAAACCTGCCTAACGAACATGAGTAAAGAAGGTAAGGTATTGTATATAGATGCTGAGAATGCTCTGAACCCCACTAGGTTGCTTGCAAAGGGCGGAGTGGCTAAGAACATCATTGTGAGCGATATGTGCATCCTAGAGGACGTAGCGAAGCTCACAGTGGATTCTATTAACAAGTACGATGTTATCGTGGTTGATTCAATCGCTACGCTAGTAACTAAGTCTGAAGCTGAAGGCGAGACTGGCGATCAGTTTGTCGGGCTAAAGGCACGGCTCATGGGTCAGTGGATGCGTAAACTTATCGGGCCACTCGGTAAGAGTAAGTGTGCCGTAGTGTTCATCAACCAGTTGCGTGAAGGGATGAGCATGTATACCCCGACGTTCAAGCCTGGTGGTAAAGCTCTGCCCTACGCGTCATCACTTAGTCTTCACCTAACAGCTAACAAGAGTGACCGTATCGTAAAAGATGGTGTGGCTGTAGGCCACTGGGTAAACGTGGAGTTTACTAAGAGCCGAGTTTGTCCCCCGCACCAGAAGACGAGATTCAAACTTATTTACTAGGGCACTTAGCCTTCGTATGAGGGCCGTGGCAAATACTACAAACTGTTTTCATATTGCTCTCCGTCTCTCACGTCTCTCTCCTTATAAGTGTTAGTCTACCCAATTCAACAAATCCAGCCTGTGCTACATAATTCTCATATAGCGGTATGGCTTCTTCTTGGCGTTGTGGACGCCCGTTCTCTGCCGCATAGCCTATATACTCGACTATCTGTCTAAATAGGTCGTACTGGTCAACGTAGTCGGTATTACGGGCATGACAATAGATGTCACGCATAAAGTCTGGGCTTGGTACTGGCGGAGGCGGTACGTTAGCATGCAAGTCTCTATGAGGTTGGTTTGCCATATGAAGAATCATCCCCCCCATAGCTCTAAACTTTTTCTCAGCCGTTGTCTTGTACCATTTACGCTCACTAGCGACATGGTGCTTACTTGTTTCGGCTGGATATAAAACTCTCCCGTCTAGCGTTAGCCAGCGAGGAGCTTCCACTATAGGACCTCTGGTATTTCTAATACAAGTTGTTGGTCAGGACGTCGAAAAGCTATCTCAGCTTCTACGAGTTGAACCTCGTGCAAAGCTTGGCTCACTCTGGCTATTGAATGAAAGCGGATGTTGTTTAGTTCTTCCTCAGTCAAGCGGTTCATGTGATACTTGACTTCGCCTATTCTCTCAACTCTTTCGTCCATGATGACTCCTTAAAAAATATCTTCTAGTGTTTCTTCGATTACATCAACAATTCCACCAGCGATTTCTCCTGGTAGTCTTATTAAATCTCCAAATAATCCCATGATGGCTCCTTAGATGTTTTGAATGTTGCTGTTCAGTAGGTCGATGATTGACTTAATAGCGAAGTAGGCTAGTCCACCTTGACCGATAGAAGGGTCTTTGAGGACGTAACCGAGTCCAGCTATTACTGCGACGATAGAGGCTCTATATGCCATTTTGCCGAGGGCTGTTTTTGGGGTGGGTAGATTCATTTCTTTATATATCCTTTAAATGATTTATATTGACCAGCGAAGTAGTTGAATATGCTTGTTACCATGCCGAGAATCTTGTTCACGTTCTCTTTGGTTTCGGTGTCGTGGGTGTAGACAGGTACTTCTTTTATGACTTCGACAGGACGGTCTACAATCTTTACGACTTCCTTGACTACTTCTTTTGGCGGTTTAGCTTGCTCATTAGCAAGAGCCTTGGCGATGTCTGCTAGTTGTTGGCGTTGGCTATCTGTTTCAGCCTTTGCTACTCGGAAGAATGTTTGCTTGGATACATTTATCCAGCCAGCACGTTCGCCTGGTGAACCTTCGTTACCTCTAAGCATGAGATACGCTTCTTTGACTTCTTGGTCATTGTTGAACACTTCGTTACCTCCTTGTGGTATTTGTTGAGTAAATGCTCCTGCGAGCCAGTCGGCAGGAGAGCGAAAATCAGAGAACGAACGGGCAGTATTGCCGTTGATGTTGATGTCCCAGTGACAGTGAGGGCCAGTAGAGAGTCCTGTAGTGCCACATTTGGCTACTTCATCACCTTCGTTTACAGGGCCATTGCCACGACTGAATGAGCTGTTGTGCATGAGTCGGTGATAGAATTGACCATCAAAGATGACTACCATATTTCCACCAGTAGGGGATACAACGTTCGTAAGCGTCCCAGAAGCAGGTGCGTAGATAGGGCGTCCAGTCGGTACAGCATAGTCTACCCCTGAGTGATAGCCGAATAGTGCGTAGCTATCTGGTTCACCAAACTCTGTTGTTATGGTGTACGGTGCGTTTACAGGGCGTCGTGACATAGGGACTCCTTATCGTTTAGTTGTGAACACGTTATACATCGCTATGATGTTGATGATTGCTGAAGCAGTTAAACCTACCCAGAGGATTGTCTCTTTTAGAACTTTCTTAGACTTGAGAGCTTCCATCTGTTCGCTACTCGTTGCCTTGTAGTCTGCGAAGTCTTTTCTTAGGTCGTGTATCTCTTGTTTGAGTTGATGGGATTCTTCTTTGGTAACGTAGGCTCTTTTTATTTCCACTAGCTCCCCCTTAATCTCATCTAGTCTGTAGATAATCAGGTCGTTGTTTACGGCAGATGGTTTAGGTTCTTGTTTCATCATAGGTTCCTATAGGAGTTCATTCTCGATGAAAATTAAAGTAGGTGATTTGGTCCCATATATTCTCAAATCATCAACTGTTGTAGAACTCGTCACGTTTAAGTAATAATCTGCAGCTGCGCTTAAAGTAACACTATTCTTACGGTATACACTTGCTCTCATACCTATGGTGCCAGAAGGAGCTTCTATACTAGCAAAAGATGTAAACATAGTGTCCGACTCAGTATTATTAGCAGTAGACAAAGTTATTTTCATATCACCTACGCTTGTTACTCCTGCATCATAACCACCAAAAGTACAACTATAGCCCAGAGACCAAGTACCGACAGGGACGTTCAGTTTTAGCGCATCGCTTGTACCACTGTTGTTATACCAAGTCCCCCCAGTGGCTGTCCCTTTAGCAGTGTCTATATTTAATCGGGTGAATAAATCCCACTTGCCCCTTTGTCCTGGGAAGCCATACGGAGTTTTCTGTGTAGAGTACGATACTGTTCCTATTCCTCCTGTGGTAGGGAGTGTTTCTCCTTCTGGTATTTGAATAGTATAGGTCGTGTTCGTAGAGAAGGTCTGAGCCATGATTATTCCGTAGTTGGTAGTACCAGCGGTTACAGAAGTTCCTGTGACTGAGTTGGTGAAAGGGGTCTGAGTAGTTGAGTAAGACGGTGAACCTTGGGCTGTTAAGTTGTTGGCGTTGGCTGAGAGGTCGTTAAGCCCTGAAGCTTGGTCTAATTTCCAAGCTGATATGATAGATGTTTCCGAGCCTGTTAGAGTTTGGTTCATTGAAGCGAGGATTGTAGCCTGAGTAACCTTAGCAGAGTAGAGAGCTGCCTGGGCAATTTGACCTGGGAAGAACTCAGCGCCGTTTGTCGCTCCGACCGTTAGGTTACCTGCCTGTACTAGAGTCGTAGGAGCTGTACCACCAGATGTGACTACTGCTGGGACGTCTTTCCCATCTATCATAATGTAGTTGACCGTGGGCGAGTTGGTTGCAGAGCTCATGTCTTGTTGTGCGGCAATATGGACCCACTTATTAAGAGGGATTGATTGGTAACTAGAGAGTAATTTATAGTTTGCGAGTGCGGCGTTATATCCTACCAACTGGACTTGACCTGAAGCATTAACTCTAAACTCAAAACCTTGTGTTCCGTCACGCCGAGTAACCACACCGCCCTGTGCATAGCTTGTTAGCTTAACAAAAGCACTAACCACATAGTTGTTAGTAAAAGAAGTACCTGATGGAGAGGTCTTATTAGCGTATTGACTAGTTCCATTCAAAGTTATAGAACCTGTAGGAGCTGTTACTGTTCTAGGGAGTTTAAGCCTTTGACCTACTGAGGTAGTACCTGTAAGATCAGTTGAGTTGAATACGAGAGAGTAGGAACGATTACCGAGAGCCGTGACAGTGTTTGGAGAGTAGCCTAGATCTGTCCATCCGCTTGATACGCTGCTAGAGCCTAGGTTAACGATGCAGTTAGCGCGAGAGTCTCGAATATTGCCACTTGTAATTGAAGTAGCGCCGTTAGCAACAGTTACAACTGCTATTGGATAACCATAGGTAGGAGGAGTGCCGTCGTCTGAGCTTTGGGAAGTGCTTCGGCTTGTAGTAAGAGTTGCGGCGTCATCGCCAGCTACGTTAGGGCCGTTGAGTTTCGTAGCATCTAGCTTGATATATACCCAGTCATACTTGGTAGACCCTGAGCTGTTAGCAGCTATGGTTACGTTTTCACTGGCCGTATTTTTTATTCTGAAAGTCTGAGAACTTTGGGAAGTTGGGGTTCCTTGTACATAGCAAACACCCGTGGCTACTGCTACTGTCATGTCTGGCGAGCCCTGGGCGGTTGTTGCAAAAGCACCTGTTAGTGGTGGCCCACTAGAGAAAGAACCAACAATACCTTCTGATACAAAATCAGTTGACCAAGCGTTAGCCTCATCTGATGTTGTTGGGTGGTTATTTACTCCCCCCGTTAAAATACTCGATAATAAAGCCATTTAACACTTCCCCTTTTTGTTTTTCGTTTTCTTTTGTTTCATTTTTGCCATTTTATGTTACCCTCTATAGGTTTGATTATAACTCATTTTGCTAATCCTACAATTAGTTAGCTGTCTCCTGGAGTAGATAGAACTTAAATATGAAACCAGGCACAACGGCAGCGCTCTCGTTATATTGCATACTACTGAAGGATAGTAGGACATTTGTCTCGGTAACTTTTGCATCAAATGTATACCAGAGAGCTCTATTCGTAGCTGCCGAGAAATAGGTAGTGTACGGGAGAGGAGCAAAACCAGAACCCCCCAAGTCCATATAAGGGACTATCAAGGGAGCATACCCGAGACCATGGGGTAGCGTAGCTATAACCTGGGTATTAGAACCAAAGTTCCCAACTCCAGGGTTACTAAAGTTAATGACTGCTGGCGTTGTATAACTTATGATTTTAACTATCTTAAATACGTTTTGCTCACTGTTAAAAATCATATTACTGTCTAATCCTGTCTGGGCGTCAAAGCCATCTTTAGCGACCCTAATAACAGGTCTTGTTGATAATGCTGGGTCGTAGCCTATAAAGAAGCTCTTATTGCCGTCTGCATCTTTAGCCTCGATTGTACCTTGCCCAAAACTTAAGAACTGTTTAACGGCGCTACCAACTCGGCGGAGAGTGTTGCCGTAGGTATTGTGGGCCTTACGAACACCACCATCGTCATTGACGTTTAGTGTTGGAGTAGTTCGGGTACTTGTTGTACTATCGTTATCTATAATGCTCATATAAGTCCTAGCATGTTATCAGGCAATGGGTTTAGCCATGCAAATTCACCAAAATGCGTTGTTGCCGCTTTATTATATACTTTAGCAGCCTCTTCTTTTGTAGCATACCTACCTAAATATATTAGCTTACCACTCACGCGTATAGAAGCTTGCCATTTGTCTTTGTGCCAACTTACTCCTTTATATCCAGTTGTATTAGTAGATATAATGCGCGTATTAGCTTTGTTCTGCCATCTATTGCATAGCCGAAGATTGGATTTTCTATTATCCAGCTTATCGCCATTTATGTGGTCCACCTCAACTCCTTTAGGGGCGTTCATCACTAATCTATGAAGTCGCATATCTAGTCTTTTGGGCTGACCCTCCACCCTTAGGCTACTATGCACGTAGCTATCGGGGGATATTCTCCAAATATATTTGGATACTTCTTCTATATCCTCGCTATCAATCAGTACTTTCTTCCCTTTTATCTCTAGCACCATTAGATTAAACCTTTCATATTATCGGGGACAACGTTTGTTTGGATAGCGACGAGCTCACGGCCTGTATTATGTAGAGTCACCGTCATACCTACTATTCTACGCTCTTTCTGGAAATCTATAATGTGGTCTTTGATCTTTACCCAGACAATATCACCAAGCCCATACTGCCCAAGCGGGTAGGCTTTCTCGTTAAGGATAATGTTGATTGGCGATTCTTCTGAATCAGACATAAGACGGAGTTCTTCTGTGAGCCGTACTTCTAACGGGTTCTTTGATTTAACATCGTTAAAAGCTTTGGCTGTTTGCAGTAGCCCATTAGTCTGTACGGAAGCTGAGTTTCTCTGCGTAGCATGGAGTATCTTACCTTCGTTATCGGCGGCAATACCAATAATCTCGTTACTCATACGCATACCAAGGCGAGGCACGTTGTAGTCAATAATGTTCCCACCTACTCGATTATATGAGAAAGTTATACCTTTTATGACGTTGCCTATACGTTTCTTAAAGTTGAACACAAGGTCGTTGGTTAGTTCAAAATCAGCGTTGGTATAGTTGCCGAAGTTCTTTATAACGAATAGTGCTGAATGATAATCGTACTGGAGAGTCACGTCATTAGAGAAGCTCCATGCGCCTGTTAACGGTTTTGGCGGGGTTGAGGTATCGGTGAAGTTTTTCGGATAGTCAGGTGTCTCAATAGTACCGACGGTCATGGCAGATAATATGTGATTGCCTCCAAAATCAGCTTTAGCCTGGGTTATGAGCGTTGTTATTGCAGCGCCCATTGTGCCTGTGCTAAATACCCTGAAGTTGCTCTCGTCCTCATCGGCGGTGTCTGGCTTATCGGCATCTCTACGAATTAAGATCTTATCGAGGTAAAATAGGTACTCTACGCCCCTTACTTCTATGAAGTTACGGTTACGCTGGGTATTATCTACTATTGCACCTTGCCACATAACTTCGTTACCACGCTTGATGCGAATATGGTAGGCGTGTGGCTTGAGAATATCCCCAAATTGGCTGAGGATAGGGTCTTTGGTTGATACACGGAAGGTACATTGTCCATAATCACTGAGCTCTTTCGAGTAGCGGAGAATCATCCCCTGTTCGTTGATAGGGTACAGGTTCTTAATCTCAGCTATCTTTTGAAGGCTACTATTGAGAATCTCGACAATAGTACGAGTATTGCTCACGACAGAGGCCATCCACTACGGTAGGTTAGAGTTGCGTATGAGCCCGTGCTGATACTGCTACCCGTTAGGGTCATCGTGTTAGAGCCAGGTTGTATCTTGAAGAAGGTAGAAGTATTCGTAACTTGGTTGATGACGCTCACGCCGTTAGACTCAACGCGGAGAGAGTCTTTATCGTAAGAGATAACGAGTTGGTCGCTAACTGTACCGAGGTTTACTGATACCTGTATGTATTCACCTGTAGCGTTGTTGGTGATCTTAGGAGAGTTTATTGGTCCAACGATAGTGATACCAATAGGGTAGACTGGCAGATCGCCTGTATTGTTAGCGTCGGCAGTTACGGAGTAGGTGCTGGCTCCGTAGATAATCGGGTAGGTGAACGGGAATATAGCTGTCCCCGTGCTGGCGGATGGTGTCGCAGTAGAGGTGGAAGCTTGGTTGAGTACTGAACCATAGATAGTTGGGTCTTTTATTTTACAGACAAGCTTAAATGGCTGTACAAGCCCCTTACGAGTGCTCTCTGGTATATCTACATAGAGGACTTTGACATAGATTATCTTGTCCTGGTTAAACTCTGAATACTGATAGGGGACATAGCCATCATCACTAAGGGCGTCTTCTTGAGATATTTCGAGACTTGCCACCTTACGGAGCATAGCAAGCCCTTCGTCATACTGGCTTTCACCTCCTGGGTACATAGTACCTTCAATGATGTAGGCTGTTTTACCAATTAGTGTTTCGAAGTCTGATACGCCATTCTCAAAAGGGATGTTTATGTCTAGGTCGCGAATGTTGCGCTGTTGAGGGCGTCTAGCTTGAACTCTGAATATAGGGAACGTAGTGCTATTAAATGTAATTGTATTCGTATCTGTACCGATAGAAGATGAAGCGTATATACTCACGGGTTATACCCCTTGGAACTCTCTTAGCAACTTGGCGCGAGCTTCACGAACGTCGTCCTTCAAGTCTCTTTTTAATGTTATCAATTCTCCGACGGTAGTATCGTTCTTGAGGAATAGGTTAGCTTTCTTAAACCCGAGTAGCCCTAGAGTATTATAGCCAGCAAGCGCAATTACATATTCTTGTAAATTTACCGTTGGTAGGGTGTCGGTTGCGTAGTCGTACTTCTTGCCGCCTTTAATATAGAGTGTGTAGCCCGTTGGGATAGTCCGTCCTGCGAGTGCGCTAAAGTGGATACTGCCGTCGATAACACTCCAAAGACCTGCATCTATGGGGTCTGGGTTATCGCTTGAACTGTTACTAGCTGAAATATAAATACCTTTAACTGTGTCAATACTGGTAGGGACGGTGTACTCAGCTACTGTACTATCAAAAGTTAGGGTAGAATCCCAGACTATCTTAACGACGTAAGAGTCATTCCAAGCTTTTTGGAGAGCTCGTATCTTTTCTTCAGGGGTGAAGGTGACGTTATCTGTATCGCCTAATGTTATGTTTAGTTCTGTTTTTGTTTCGTTAAAATCCATTTTTATATTCCTCTACCTTAAATATACCACGATTATAATGGGGTTATGTAGTTTCCATCTTGATAGTAGTCTCTTGCACTACTCTGGACTGCTTCAGCTATATCGGTAATATCGGTAGGAGTTACAGCTGAACCAGTGGCATAAGATACAACGTGGTCAGGAGCGTTAAATAGCGTATATCCTGTTGTATCAACAGTTGTGATTGAAAGATTAGTAGTAGAATCACGAACCCAACCACCTGTAATTGTAAGCGCAACGTTTGGCCCTGTAGTAACGTTCTTGAACTTGTAGCTTTCGTGGACTAGATAGTTGGCAGTATCAATAGCGGTGATTACTTGAGGGTCGGCTGCGATTCCTGTCGAGGTAAACAGGTAATACATTTCATAGCCATACAGTGTTGCAGCACTAATCGTACCAGATGATTTATTTATCTCAATTCTATCGGTAGCTGAGTTCTTCACTACGTCGGTAACTGTCGAGCCATCAACTGCGTTTGCAATATATACAGCGTCATCTTCTTGGTTTACACGATAAGTAACAGCAGGGTCAGTATTGGTAGACGTACCAATAATTGCTTCGACGAATGTCTTGGCTGTTGCGCCACTCTGGTAAGCAATACGAACTCTAATCTCTCTATCTGCGACCCAAGTGCTAGGGTCTGTCCAAGTGTAAGGGAAAGTAGCGATTTCGTTAGCAAGCTCAGTACTTGAAGTAACGTCGTATATTTGAACCCTTGAACCGTCGAAGCCATCGGTGAGTGTGACTGATTGAGTTTCAGCGGTTTCTTGAGGGTACAGTCTACCTCGGCTTGTAGTAGTGGAGAGCATTGGAATCCAGATGCCAGAGATGGCCTGAGTAGGTGTAGCGAATACGTAGGCTTTTACTTTGAGCTTAATACCAGTTGAAGGGAACGTAGCCTCGTTTGGTGTTTCTCTGAATATGATAGTTGCGCTTGTTAGGTTAGCGGTGAGGTTCGTGTCGAGAGTTACTTGTGAAGCACTATCAACAGTCAAGACTTTTGCACCGTCAGGTATACCAGCGACACCTAGGGCAGCCACGTCGTTGCCAACTACGACGTCAGTCGTTGTCGAAAGGCCTGTGATTATAGCTGTTCCGCTTGTACCTGTACCGCCTGTGGCTTGGTAGTAGAGGTTCTTGTAAGCACTAAATCCTGCACCTCGGTCAATCTGGTAGTACAGGTTATAGTAGGTTATAGGGACACTAGAAGCAGCCGTCATCACTGGGAAGGCGTTTGCGAAACTATCGCAAGATAGGTCGAAGTAATCCATCTCCCATATAGCAGAATCACCTATAGTAAGGGCGGATAAGTAGCCAAGACCGTTAAACTGTGCAGAACCACCAATAGTAACTAGTGAAGCTGTATCGGTAGTCGGTGCACCCATCATTATGTTAAAGCGGTGGTTAGTAACTCGGTAAGCTAAGGCTGTTCCAGACGAAGTACCTGAAGCAGCACCAGTTACCGTAAATTGGTCATCATTTAATGTAGTCACTGAACGCATGCCGAAGACGTTGCCGTTTTCGGCATCATAGATATACACGAAGTCGGCAGTCGTTAGTTTGTGGTCAGATGCATCAATCGTGTAAACACCTGATGCTCTGTTCCATGTTAAACCGCTTCTATCTGTTGCAGTCAGAGGAGTTGTTGAAGTAGTTTCAAAGTGAGTACCCTTAGCACCTATAGTGTTAAAAGCAGTAGAAGAACCGCCCATTGACTTAGCCTTAGTATTCGTACCGTTAAGTGTACCTCTGTTTGAATATCGTACATCACCAATAACATTCTCAAGCAGTAAGTTCTTGGTAGTTGGATCAATTGCATATTGTTGACCAGTAACGCCAAGTGTAGTCACATTCTGGACTTTCATATCAGTAACGTTTGAACCAGATGTACGGAAGCCTTGCGAAGTACCAGAGCCATAAAACGACACCAAGCCACCAGTAGTAATACCTGTGGCCGTACCGACAACGGTAAACGTATTTAGGCCAGTTACAGTGACTGATTTTGCCGTGACGGATAGTCCCGTCATATTCCCGCGATATGGAATCATAGAATCACCAGTCACAAAATTGTGAGGAGAAGCTGTTGTGAAAGTGAATGTCGTACCAGAACGAGTTACGGAACACTCTTCTTCGGCGTATACAGTGAAGTCAACTATTGTGTTTCTAAGTGTTGGTCGTACTGAAGATGTACCGCAAATGAATAGCCCAACCTTTGAGTGTTGGAATGGTAGTGGGTGATAGTCTCTTTCGCATAACCCGTCTGTTATACCTGAGAAGGTTGTACCGTGAATGTTCTCCCCTGTTGTACCTGGGCGAGTATCTCCTGCTGTGTAGTAACGCCAGACTCTATACTGTTCAATATTTACTCCTGTAGCATAAGATGTTTGACCACTTAGGATGCTATCGTGAACGGATATATTGCTTGCTGTTACTGAACCGAATGAGCTGTTTGAGGTGGCTATCCTTGACCCTGAGTGGGATATTCTACTAAACTTAACCTCTACGTTATCAGAGGTGTTAGAGCGTAGTGCATTAACAGAACTAGCGTTATAGTTACCAGTAGAACAGTGGAAGTTATCAAACAAAGCACCTTCTGTTGATGTAATAACGTCAATACCCTGTCCGCCAACACTTACAGGAGAACCCATACCAGAGTTACGGAAGTTCATCTGTGACCCGAACTGTTGTGCGGTGACAGGCTTGGTGATGCCTGAATAATCGACGTTGAACTTATCACCAACAGAAATAGGTATACGCCATGAACAACTAACCCATTCCATCTCGATTGAGCCACCACCACCTGTACCGAACTTGTAACGGTTCCCAAGTGTGGCGGACAGTGTGTTTATCGTAGGGCTTGCGGTTGCAGCGTTTTGCAAGAATACGTTACCAATAGTGATTTCGTAGCCAGCAGGAGGCAAAGCACCGCCTGTTGAGTTTATACCGTCAGAACCGAATCTAAGCGTTCCTGTAGCGGTATCAATCCAGCAGTAGTGTCCACGCCAATCATCAGTGGCTACGTTAGCATCAGTAGCGCTATCAGAGGTGTTAGCCCAGAACTCGTATGTTCCTGTAATTGTTCCGCCAGATGTATATGTGCCTGGGTCTGTGGCTGAGAAGTACTTTATAGTGTTAGCATCTATAACTTCAATCATTGTTCTAGTGGTGTTAAACGCAGTAGGAGTTATACCTGCTATCTCGACTACAGCACCATTAGTAAAGTTATGACCTGTAGCTGTGACAGTTACCCATCCACCAGTAGCGTTTACACCATCATACTCGTCGGCATAGACAGCGTTAGTAATAGTGGCAGGAGTCGGGTTGCGTAAGAATACGCCAGGATGCCAGGTAGCTCGTCCGTTGCTCGGTATCTGATAAGTGTCTGTTCGGGCAGGAGTACCAGGAGTTGTACCAATCTGGAATGGTTTACCCTTAGCTGTGATGTTTACCTGGTTGTTTAGTCCGTTAATCGTCCAAGTAGAGGCTTCTGCACCAACAACTTCAATCCAACCCCATCGGTCTGTCGTAGTGCCGCCTAAGATGTGGTCAATACAGACGGTAGCTGTGATGCCTGTGAGAGTGTCGTTATCAGGGAAAGTAGTCGTATTCCATTCACTTAATAAGAAATAGCCTGTAGCGTTCATGGCTGCACCAGGAGCCAAAGGAGCTGCGTTAAGAGCCGTTGTATACACGCCTTGTAGAAGTCCTGAACCACCACCAGCACCAGTGATAACAGTATCGTATGCAGGGACAGTTCCACCACCACCGTCGAAAGGTATCATCCGAATGGCATTACCTAATAGTAATAAGTCCCCACCTAAAGTAGATGAACCTGTGACAGAACCGATAATCGTCGAGGTAGTCGCACCTGTACCAAAACAGGTGTGAGTATCGACGGTAAACCGATAGCCCAAGTTGTTAATTAAGTCCGAGCCAGCACGCCCTACCAGTTCACGAAGTTTGGTATCTGCTACTAAGTTAAATGTCGCCACGAGTTAGCTCCTGTTCTGGTATTACTTGCCGTTCGCCATCTACAGTTAGAATCAATGCACCTTCTTCAAGTATATCTGCTTCTGGGTTAGTCACATCATCTTTGGTGATGTATCCATTAGCCTCAATTTCGTTGATTAAGTCCATGTCGGTAGTGCGGTCAAGCGTGACCTGTGCATTTTCTAAGGTATAGGTAACGTGTCGAGTAGCCATTAAGTGTAGACCTCTGTAGTTGCTCGGTTATCCCAAGTTGCCGTTGAAGCCCCTGCCGCTGCGTAAGTTATTGAAATTGGTGAAGCTGTTTTGTCTACCTTGGTAATGCCCCATGTAGCCGAACTCGTAGCCGTTCCAATAGCTGCCTTACCTATATAGATAATATTTGTTGTAGTCGTCTTATCAATAAGGGTCTTTTGTTGAGAAGTTGTCCCAGCGGGGGTAGCGCGTTCCCATTCGGAGCCATTCCAGACGTAGTTAGCCACGCGTTTAGCTTGGATGTTATCACCCGTCTTGCGAAGGCTAACATGTTCAGCTCGTGCTATTTCTTCTATTCCATCTACGAAAGGTTCAGCCATATAAAGCCTCTTGCTGAATTCTTAGAGCTTCACTCTGCTTATTGAGCTGTACGAACTTAGCGATTCTAACAAGGCGATCAGGCGCATAGGTAATACCAAGCTCCATTTCAACACTTCGGACTACCTGTAATACGTTAGCGAGTTCAGCGGAACCAGCTTTCTCGGCTGCCCACTGGTATACCCCACGGAGTTGTCGTTGGGTAACTTCGTTAAAGCGATCAATCCGTCCAATATCAAAGTAATCTGTTAACTGCATGCCAATAGCAGGGTCATTGAGCTCTATATTAGTCTCAAAGGCACTCGGTTGTGGTGCTTCTTCTACTACTGGTGCTGGAACGTGTGTGTTTGTTTCTATTTTTGCGGCTAAGTTAGCGGCGATTATATTCTCGTCCATAGTCTAATACTACAACTATATGTTAGTACTATCAATAATCTTTACTTTTGGTAGGGGTACGACTAGTTTTCCGCCATTCTCAACGTAGGCTCGTTCTCTGTTTATGATTTCGGAAGCAAAAAACCACGGACCGATTATCATGTAATCAGGATTGTCAAGTCTTGCCTGTTCTTCTGATACTATAGGTACTCCTATTGCGGTAAAGTTTGCACCTACTTTTGCAGGGTTACGCTCTACGGCAGCGTCTACAAGGTTATAGTCAATGTCAGCACTCTGCCAGATAGTAGCTCCTCGTGTAGAAGCAGCCAGTATGTAGACTTTCTTCCCGTCATCTTTAGCTTGTTTGCATAGTCTGTGTAGTTTATTGAGCTCTTCAAAGACGTTCTGAGCGAACTCGTGGTATGTCTGAGCATCATCTACGCCATAATCTTCTTCTTTCGTTCTCTGTTCAAATACTGAGGCATCTACATCGAATGTACCCTTATGTGACACAACAGTACGGATAGAGCCACCATTGACCATAGATAGGTAGACTTCGTTGACTTCTAACCCGTGTTTCTCTAGTAGCCTCTCTAGGCTTTTAAGGGTGTAGTATTCTAGGTGTTCGTGGCAGAAGTTATCTACAGCGCTCAGTTCCATCGTAGTGAGTAGGTAGTTCTGCTGGATAATCCATACCCCGTGGTCAGATAGACTAGCCTCTACGTCTTTAACGAATGTGTTTGGGTCTGGCATATCATAGAAGCAGGAGATAGAAGTGATGACGTCAAACTTTTCACCATCGAGACAGTCGTTATTAAAGTAGGTATTGATGATCTTATTTGCATGGGTTTCAGCCTGTACGCAGAGGAATGTAACAGGGTCTACACCGACTCTGTACACGTCTTCTGGTACAAAACTCAGTAAAGTCCCGTCGTTACTGGCTATATCTAACCAGCTTTCAGGGTCATTCTGGTATTGGTAGGCGTGTGTTACGATGTCGTCTAAATCAGCTTTTATGGAATCGCTGACACCAGACTTAAACCCGTAACGGTCATGGTACATCTCTCGCTGTGGTGTCGTGTGTTTAAGTTGTACAAGCGTACAGTCTTCACAGAATACCGCTACTAGTGGATACTGTGGTGTCTTGGTATCGTCATATCTGAAATCAGATAGATACTGTTTCCCTAAATCTAAAAATTGTACTAAATCTTCGTTACCGCAGGCCCTACACTGCTTTATTGCCTTCATCTTCCAACCCTTTCTCTTTAATGTATTCGTTTACCCTTCGTGCATCTTCTTTGCGTTCTTCGGTCATTCTCCGATAAGACTCACTTGTCTGCCCTACTACTCCGCGAACGCGTTGGTGTGTTTCATCATTCATTTCTTCTCCATAATGCTTTATTTCTATCCCAGGTACAAATTTAGTTTTGTCTATCAGCTCTGCGACTTGCTGCACCCAGCTATCGGCGTGTGTATTTAGAGAGAAGTGTCCTGTAGCTTCATACCAGGCGCGAGAGATGAGTGGGAAGAGATTATCCTGCTCATTCCATACATTGAGTACTTGTGGTAGCTTAGGGTTTTCCTGTATTCCCATAGCCCAGTTATCGGTGAGCATGAAAGCGTCATCGTTACCGAGCATTAGCCAGTCGCCCTTAGCTTTCTTCGCGAGGTAGTTATAGTATTCATGTAAGTTCTCGTACCCATAGCGACGGCTCTTGAATAACCGTATCCCAGGTATTGCCTTGTATTCAGCTATTTCTGGGTCATCATTATCTATGATTACCAGCACCTCTACATCTGGGTGTAGCCATGTTTTAACGCTACCTTTGAGCAGACTGGCTCGCTGTCTACTGGGGACTAATACACTGATCATTTGGTACTCCATGGGTGAAACTTAAAGTATTTTGGTAGTTCTGGACGTTTGAAGTTCCCCTTTTCTGGTATTAGAATATTCCAACGCATCAGATCGTTCTTTCACGCCAGTCGTTCATTATCTCTCGTATACTGTTATCAAGTGCTACTCTGGGTTTCCACCCACAGGCATGACGTATCTTCTCGGCAGATGGTGTAGGCCATGCATTTACACCTTCTCGGTAAAATCGTTCATCCACCTCTGTTCTAACGGGTACTTTCGCTTCTGCTAGGAACATGTCAAGTAGTTCACCCATAGTTACGTTTGATGTTGAACAGATGTTATATATCCCAGGAGCGCATTTAATAACTTCCGTATAGGCTCTAACGATGTCTTTAACGTCGGTAAAGTTACGCATAGCTTCGAGATTACCGTGACGTAGTACGTCGAGCTCTCCGCGCTCTATGAGGGCTATCTGACGAGCAAACGAAGCGCTCACTGGCTGTGGTCCTTGTCCAACGCCTAGATGGTTAAATGCTCGTGTTATCACAATATGCAGATCTTTATAAGTTAAGGCGATGTTAGTCATGGCGTTCTTAGTTGCCCCGTAGACAGTCGTTGGTGTTGTCGGGCTAGTCTCGTCTATGGCTACATCTTCGGTATAGCCATACTCTTCTGAGGTTGAGGCTAGGTGGATATACGGCGACACCCCCAGTCTCTTAACTGCTTCGAGTATATTGACAGCCCCCCTTAGGTGGACATCTATCGCTCGTTGTGGGTCTAGGTTAGATTCAACTACATAAGCCATAGCTGCCAAGTGGTAGATCTCATCTGGTTGGTACTTTTCTATAGCTGTTCGTACCTGCTCATAGTCTCGTATATCATCACCTAGCTTTAGGTCAAACTCATAGACGTCGTATTCTAGTTCTTTGAGTCTATCTTCTAGGTGTGGCCCAACGAATCCTCTACTACCGAATATCAGCGCTTTCATTTTTCGAAGTCCTCTATCCAGGCTTTTGCGGTAGCTGCCCAGCTTTGGGTACGTGCCCACTTCATCATCTCAGGTCGAATAGATTCCTGGTACTCAGGGTCTTTTAATACTTTTATAAGTGATTGTTTGAACTTCTCTAGCTCTTCTTTGTTCCAGCCGCCAACAGGGGTATTCTCGTCGTGTGGGCTCATCTCTAGTATCTCGCCGAACTTAACGGTTTCTTTGAGTGCCGCGAAGTTACTTGCGACAGGTATAGCGCCGCCAGCTTGAGCTTTAACTGCGGTGATACAGTAAACTTCAGGGAATGGACACGGGTATGCCCAGACACCACTCTTAAAGATCTCTTCTGCTATCTGTTTGTGACCTATCTTGCCGTGGTCAGTTACGCCATCGAGTTCACGTTCCCACTGAAGCATCTTCTCTTTCCAAGCCATACGCTCAGGGTTGCTCTTATTAACTGAATCGTAGCTTCCCCAGCCATAATAAACATCTAGTGTTGCGTCAGGTACTTCTTTCTTGACGTCTCCCCACACCTCATAAATTAGCTGCAAGCCCCTCACATGACTTGACATATAAATTACTCGGTGTGGGTCGCGTTCAAATTTTCCATCTAGCTCAATGAAGTCTTCGGGTGTAATACCGTTTCCTGATACGAAGCACTTCTCTTCTGGGATGAAAGGGTATAAATCTCTATGGTACTGTGAGACAAATATCACACGGTCTAAGTTAGCTAATCGCTCGTCAAAGAACTCTTCTTTGTCCATGACATCATGTAGCCAGAGGTAACTCTTTCGGGCGTTGAGCTTTTTATCAAACTGCTCAGGAGAGCGCCAGCTAATAAAGATGTCAAAAGTGTCTTTGGAGTTGAACTCCCAGTAGTGTCGGTAGTTGATAATTCTTGGGCGATGAGGGCCTGTAACGATGTCTTTACCAGCTTCTTCGCCAGGCGTACCGAATACAGTGACTTCATAGCCCTGTTTCGCGAGTTCTCGGCTAATACGGATAATAGCCTCTTCTGAGCCACCAATACCTTTTTCTAAGCCAGATGGTCCCCAGTTACCAAGTGGTCCCCAGCCTGCGAGTATGACAATGCTTTTCTTAGGCCATACCTTAGGTTCGCGGTAGTAGTTACGGGCGCTCGTAACAAGCGGGTTGTCCTGCATCTTAGTTGGTAGAGAGTCTAGGAATGGAACGATCTTCTCAGTTTCTTCGTCGTCTTTAAGTTTCTTTATAAGTCGGTTGGTAGCTTTAGTTAGATCTCGTACTTCTACTACCTGTTCAAGTATTTTTTGGGCGTCCTGTAGTTCTGGGTCAAAAGGTCGGAGCTTAAGAGCTTCTGTGAGCCATTTCTGAGCCTTCTGGAGGCTTTTACCACCAATATTGGCATGAGCTTGACTGAGAAGCTTATATGCCCTGTATGTGCTATCCATTGGGCGTGTGACGGTAGCCATTGGGTCTAGCTTCTTAACGACAGCCATTTCAAGCCAGTAGACAGCTTTTTGCCACATCTGATCGCGCATTTCGAGTTCACCTAACTCGACGTAAGGGTTCGGGTCATTAGGGCTTTCAGCAACGGCTCGCATGTAACAACCCCGTGCTCCCTCTAGGTTCTGTACAGCGTCATAAATCATACCGAGATAAACATAGGCTTGTGAGCGTTCTTCAGCCCAGCCAGATAGTGTTAAGTACCATTCGAGTAGATCTTTAGCTTCCATTAACCTATTAGCATCGACGTAGTGTGTAGCGAGGTAGTAGAGAATACGTGGGTCAGGATTAGACTTACTGCTATTAAGCATCTGTTCAAGTATGCTGATATTCCGCGCGAGGCTTCTATCCCGACGCTCTTCATCCGCATGGTGAACTACCCAGAACTCTTCGTTCATCACCTTGCCGACCTTACGGCGCTCGTTAAGAGTTTCATGCACAGTGACTTTACTGTCCGAGAAACTTGACTTCCAGGCGAAAGAGTCGTTGTTTCGGACTACGCGAGCTACCCAGTGGGAGACAGTTACGTTGTCATACTCATCGTGGGCATAGTCATACTTGATATAGATGCCGTCTACTGTATTTGGAGTAATGGCGCAGACTTCCTTTATCTTTTCTGGGTTCTCGATTGTATCATCGCTGTCAATCCATAGTATAAATTCGTACTCTTTCGGTACTCGCGCGAAGTTAGCATTACGAGCTCCTACGAAATCTCCCGTCCATACAGTCTGCTTAACGTCTGCTTTGTGCTTCTTAGCGACGTCTAGTACTTCTTTAGCAGGTTTGACACCCTCTGGTGCATTTATATCTAGGAAGAACTGATCAACGTGCTTCTTGAGGTTTCTGAGGCATTTATCTAGTAGTGGGGCTTCATCGGCAGTCCCTTTAACGATCAAACATGCGGCTAGTTTTAACATACGTGTGAGTTCCTCGGATATACGAAGTGCTTACATTTCTTGCAAAGTACCATGTAAGGCAACGTATATCTCATTAAATTACCCTAAATTGTGGGAAGTTCTTAATAAACCATTCATGTTGAGCGTCGTCTTTGAACATAGCTGGGTAAGCAAGGCTAATCTCTTGTTCTAGTATGATAGGGAGTGATAGGCGTACACGGGCGTCTGATTCCTTAGATTTAACACCTCGTGGGTTGAATATAGCGTTGTGTCCGTCTAGTTGGTGGGCTCGCTTAGACTCTGCAACACAGAGTTCGATGAGTTTCTTGCCACTAATAGTAAAGTCTTCTACTACGAACTTACGTTTGCTGAAGTTGTTAATGAGTATTTCGATGTTCTTTTTATCCCAAGCATCTGGAGCCCCTACAGTTTCATTCCAGTGATTTGGTTTCTTTTCAATACGCTTTGCCATGTTGTATTTAAATTAACAGTAATATCGAACAGTTGCAACCAGTTATCCACAGGATTAGCGGTTATAGAGTGGCTTCTTCTTTGCTGGCGTTTCTAAAACTGCTTTTGTATCCCATCCGTACCGTAGCCTAGCTCTCAAGACATCATAGCTAACACCTAGTTTCTTTGCCCACTGTGCGACCGTCAATGTTTCACCATTGTGGGTGAGTAGTCTACTTTTATCAGTCACCTTCCGTTCTTTGTGGTATTTATTTTTTGGTGCTTCAAATATAGATACTATGTCCCAGCCATAACGCCATCTCGTTCTAACTAGTTCATAGTCCAGGCCGAGCTGTCTTGACCACTGGGTAAGAGTTAGTGTTTGACCTTTATATGATACTTTTACGCTGCGCTCTTTATTATTTTCTTGTGATTCTCTATCGGCCCAATAGCAGTTGCTTGGTTCGTAGTCCCCATTATTGTCCCTACGCTCCAATGACCTATCGGATGACGGTTTAACCCCCATATCCTCCACAAATGTTTCAAAACTCTCCCATTCTCTGCATATCTTTATTCCCCGTCCACCATACCGATGATAGTTTGGCACATTAGGGTTTAAACATCGTTGCCGCATATTACGCCAAGCTCTATATTCAGCTTTATGAGTGTTTCGTAATGATTTATCCTGCATAGTTACCAGTATATCGTAAAAGAAAAAAGGACGCAATAGCGTCCCTTAATCTGTTTTGAGGATATATTATCCTACAAAATCACCCAATAAAGTATCCACTTCTATAGGCACTGCTCTTTTGGTTAAGCGCTTCAAGAGTGAACTCACCTTCGAGTAAACCTTTAGTGCTAGAACCAGTCTTGCCAAGTGGTGTGAGTTTTGGCTGTCGGTTGACTAACCATGCTCGGCGCCACTTAGAGCTATCAACTGCAAGAACACCGCTGGTTGGGATTTCACGGCTAAATGCGATTCGGTGTGTACCAAATGCACTAGTGTAAGTCTCAACACGTAGGGTCTGTGTGTAGTCGTTAGCGTTCAAGTTCTGAGTTGTCTTAGTGCTGAATCGGTCAACTACGAGCTTCAAGTAAGAAGGTAGGAGAACGAGGTCAACAGTAGAGTCAGTACCGTTATCGTAGATACCACGAATGATGTCGTTAAATTCTGTTTCTGTGAATGAAGTACCTGATGCACGAGCTGTTTTGTTAGTCGTGATCAAAGCTACTGCACCATCCATACGACGAGCGACGCCTGAAGAACCAGAAGCACGGGTTCCAGCGATAGCTGCTTTTTCCATGTCTCGGTTTAGTTCAGTCATAGCTTTGTCAGTCTGGTAAGTGAATGGGTCACCCATACCGTAGTGAGGGATAGCTGATTCAGTGTCAGATACAGTTACAGTTTTTCGGAACAATTGAACGATGTTAGTGGTTCGAGTTGGTTGAGTGTGGTCAACTACGCTTGAGTCACTTGATTCGATGTTGGCGTTGTCTGCGCTTGAAGCGTAGGTGTCAACTTGCCATTCGTGGAACGTGTTCATCGCCATACCTTCGCCAATAGCGGATAGGAACGGAGTTGAGCTAAAGTCGAGATTGGTGATCTCTGCTTTAACGTCTTCTGGACGAGTAGTGTCCATGTGTGTAATAAGGCCAATAGCCATTTTTATTTCTCTTTTCTTTTAGTTTTTTTATTTAACTTAGTAGGTTCTACTGATTAAAACCAGCCATCTTACGCATAGCTTCTACCCCAGGTAAGGCGCTGATAATTTCAGCTCTTGCTGCTTTATCCCCGTATGCCATTCGCTTTAGTTTTTCACTTCTATCGGCGTCTGGAGTGCTTGGATTTGCAGGATTGTTGGGGGTTACTGGGGCTTTGGTTACTACTCGTGCGCTAATCTTTTCTAGTTTAGCTTTGAGAGCTTCTTTAGCTTCCTCAGTTGAATCGGACAGACTCAACCCAGTTTCCTCTGCAAGTTCAATTACTTCTGCTGGGAATGACTTGAAAACTTCTTGTTTGGCTGCTGCGAGTTCTTTAGCACGTTGCTCTTGTTCACGCTCTGTTTCCATCGCTTCTAACTTGGCTCGGTTCTGTTCTGCGACAGCTTTCCACTCGTTGTTCTCTTCTAGTTGCTTCAGTTTAGCGGCGTCGTCTTCGGCAGTTTTCTTATCAAGTGCATTTTGCAATTGATTAGCTCGCATTACTGCTTGCGCTGCTTCTTTTCTTAATCGCTCTACTTCGGCTGTGTCCACTGTGTTGACCTGGGGTGCAGGTACACTCGGTGTAGCATCGTTTTTGGAGGCGACAACTGTTTCACTGTTAGGTGTGTCTGTCATTTGGTTCCACATTCTTGCTTACGGAGCACTTTTTTGTGCTCTCTTTTGTAAGTATATCATAACTGGTGTACTGTCAAGATATGTTAGAACTTATTTCCGCAGGTATTATATTCTTAGTTTTCGGGGGACTCTTCGTAGGTCTCTGGAACTTCCTAGAGTGGTTGTTTAGTCACAGGGGCTAGAGTCTTTTGCTTCTTGCCCTTAGCGAGTGTCTTAGGCACTTTTGGTGCTTTGTACTTGCTTGATGCGTCAAAGCTAGGGTTAAACGGCATGTTTAGCGGTGGCAGAGTATACCCGTTAAATTTGCCTGGGGCTGGTGACTGGTAGAGCTCATCTATTAGGTCCTGATTATTCCCACCGTCTTTTAGTACTTCTACCCATTTCTTCTGTAGCGGAGTCAATCTACTCTCCTGATCTTGCGAGATAAAGTCTGTACCGTTGGTATCTATGAAGTTCTTGACCATTCCCTTAATAGCAGCGTTCTTACCTGGTAGCCCAAGTACACGTCCTGGGTAGGTGAATGTAGAGTTGAGCAGATCTGTTAGCGCAGTTGCAGCTCTCGCTTTTACTGATACTGGAGTATTGCGTGGGAATACGCTACCAGTTTTGGGGTCAACGTACGGTGTGTTGAGATTGATTAAACCTTGTCCGTCGAGTATCTGAGTAATGACCCCTAGTGGAAGTCCACCTAGTTGCCCAAGATCTGCAGCGCTATTCACGCTGCCTGTGAGAAGTTTCATTGTCCCTTCAATAGAGTTCACTGGTGTTATCCATTTGAATAGCTGGATAGCATCTGAGTGCTGTGCTTGCCAGTTAATACCTTCATCGCTCTTGAGCCAGTCTTTCATAGTAAACATGGAGTGGAGAACGGCTTTCTGGATGGATGGGGGTTGTTTCGCTAGTGCATCAGCGGCGAGCATTGTTACCTTGGCGTTATATCGTACAGGGAAGAAAGCAAGGTTAAGAGTTCGGGATAGTGGCGAGGCGAGCAACCCCTTGTTAGGGTACTGGACGATTGAGCGGAGTGCGTCGTCAATAATCTCAGGGTTCTCACGCACGAGGCTCTGGAGATCTTTGCCTTGATGATTTGCTATGTCTAGTGCTAGCCCACCGAGATCACGCTTCTGTCCCTTAGTAAGGTTAGCTGTTATGCGACCAAGTGTTACGTCGCCTGCAGCTTCACCTGGTAGTTGACCTTTGAAGATACCGCCTTCTTCAAGCATCCGTGCTGCGTCATCTAGCTTAGATTTAGGTTGCATCCATACAAGGTTATTTGCCTGTACGTGCGAGAGGATTTTAGTCTCAGCGCTTTCCTGTATACGGAAGAATGGGTTGTAGGTGTAGCGGAGAGCTGATTGTGTTCGAGCGTACCATTTTTGCATTGGGTTAACGCCATAGAGGGTATCAACTATCTTATCTCCAGCTCCACGAACCTCTAGCGGTACGTCTTGGAAGCCTTTAATAACTGCCTTTCGTAGTTCTTTGGCAGCCTCGGGAGATATTACCTTGCCGTTCTTTGTTTTGAGAGCTTGCTGAATCTCTGATACGGTCATCTGCCGAACATCTGTTAGAGAGCTTTGGCCTGCGCTAATCTTGCTGAGTGCGTGTATACCTGTTTTGTCTTCTATGTATTGCTGTAGTTTTGCAAGGATTACTTCTCCACCCTTAGCTGTGTCACCGTCTATCGAGAGTCCTAGCTCTTTACCTACTTGAGTAGTGTTTACACGAGCGACTACGTGCTGGCTGAGTTGACGACTCCCGTACTGGTTGGCGTCCTGCGGAGAGATACCCATCTTTTCAAATGCCTTGGCTATAGCACCCATAACTGGAGATGGTGCTGCGCTTGGGTCAAATATGTTAGGGTCTTTTACAGCATTAGATATTAGTTTGGTCAGGTCTTCTGTCTCAATGAAGTTATTCTTTACTTCACGGAGCGGTTCAGCCATGACGTAGCCTAACTTGGCGAGTTTCTGCTGGAGAGGTTTTGGCACGTATTTACTAGCACCGACGGCAGCTTCTATTGATTGGATAGAACGGCGAGCGTCCTCAGCGGTAGCGGAGTTCTCGATGATGTTATCAAGTTGTGTCCTAAGACTGAAGTTATTGGTAAACCCAACCTTATCGCCCATCTCATTAACGAGGGCTTTCCACGCTTCTTTGTCGTCGCCTAGTTTAGCGATACCGTCTGCAAGGCTAGTACGAGTAAGAGCGTTCCACCTAACAGGTACGAGTTTCTTGGCGAGATCAGGGTTTATGTTGCTTGTCCCACTTTTCACGTATGTCTGGAAGATCTCGAAAGCATCACGGTGCTTCTGTATATCATCCATGATTAGTTGTGGGGTTAGTTTTGCGGGGTCGAGGTGAGCGTAACTACTAAGTATGTTGTCTACTGCTCGCTTTACATCCCCCCTAGTTACGTTTAGGTTAGAATCCTGGAGCACTTGTGCATACTTCTTCATTTTAGGGTCGGCAGAGTTAGCGATAAACTCACCGAATTGCTTCCAGTCTTTTGTGCCTATCTGTTTACTAAGTTCGTCCAATACTGAAGCTTTGCCTTTGGCGCTCTTACTAATAGCTGTTTTAGCGTAGCCTGCGTAGTCCTTAGCTTTACCAAGTGGACCACCGTTAAGTGTTTGTACAGCTAACCAGGCGGCGTCTGTAGCCGCACCCTTATACTCACCATCCATGAGGTGCTTGTAGAGGCTTTGTGATTGGTCAATGTTGGATTGGTAGAATACTGGGCGCTTGATGAGTAGGTCTACGGCTAGTTTCTTGCTATTACGGGCTGTAAATTGCCATGCCGATTCGCCTATTAGCTGTTGACCTTCTTTTTTCGCTAGTTCGACTAAATTACGTGTTACAAGGTTACGGATAGCTCCGTTCTTCATCATCACCTTCTCGATGCTAGTAGCTCCCTGTTGGATAGTGGCATCAATAGCTTCTTTGGAGAATAGTGCATACTTACCTCCCTTGACGGCTCCTTGTTCAAGTAAGGTCTTGCCGCCTATTTTACTTAGCCCTAAACTACCAGTACTTAATATATTAACCGTAGTATCAAGTATCTCTCTATTTCTTTCTCCTGCGCTCTTGCTGTTTGCTATTTGGTCAATACTCTTATTTACTTTGTCATATTCTTTATTGATATCTGCTTTAACTTTTTCGTAGTTCTCTTTTGACATCCTGCCTGATGCGTAGGCTTTTGACGTTTCTATCAATTTTGCGTTTAGTCTATTAGAGATGTCGTTATTTATTTTGCTACGTACGGCGTATGTAGGTAGATCAACTAGTGTGGTTGCGGCTCCTTTAGCCGATGAAGCTATATCCACTATACTATTGCCTATAAAATTTACTCCCATCTTACCCGCTTGTCCGAGCAAACTACCTGTCTGTTTGGCTATATCGAGGGAGTGTTGGAGAAACCCAGAAAAACCACCTGCATACTGTTTTTGGGGAGCAGCGTACGTAACACTCATACCCGTGTAGTCGCCACGAGATAGACCTGAGCTATATTTACCTAACTCTCCAACTACTTCACCTAGTTTCTGCTGACCAGTTTTGTTTGCTTGAGCTGCGTTCCTAGCTTTTAGCTGAGCACGGATGTCTTGAGTATTGTCCATTTATAGCCACCAGTTAGCTTTTAGTGGGTTATACGTTCCTGTAGGTTTTGTAAAGCCTTGTCCCGCGTTTCTAGCAGCCTGTGGAGTCTGTAAGTTTACGTTGTTACCCCACGTTAGGGAGTTCCACTTCTTAGCGACATCGAGAGATACTTGGGCTGGGTTATAAGCTCCATCGTTCCCTGCGAACTTGAGAGCCTGAGCCGAGAATGAATCACCTTGATTAGCTGCTTGCTGGAGTACGGTTCTAAATTGCTGGCCTGTTTGTTGCGCGTAGGTGTAGGCTGATATAGCCTTGCCGTTTGCATCGGTGAAGTTAAAGCCACCATCACCTCGTCTAACCATTTGAGGTGCGCTCTTTCGAGCAGAAGCGTTATTGATAGCTGCGAAAGGAGCCATAGCAAAGTTCATGGCAGCGTTACTACCACCAAATAATTGTTTATTCTCTGGCTGTCCAGCCCTGCTTAGTAATGGTAGACCTGCCTGAGCTTTTGCTCTTGCTTTATTGGAAGCTGCGAGTAAGTTACCTACGTTATTAGTTAGGTTGTTTGTGCCCTGGTCAAATCCGTACTGACCACCTATATGCTGTATACCCTTCTGGGTATCTATCTTATAGAGTCCTCCAAGACCTTTCTTATCTGCGGCGATGCTGAATAGTTCGTTAGTGGCTTTATTGAAGTATTGGAAGCCTGTATCTGTAGGTATAAGGTTAAAGTTCTCATTATCGGATAGCCCTAATTTAGTGTTCTTGAACCAATCTTGTTTACCTTTATCGATTGATACCTTATAAGTACCTGTAGATGAATCGTACCCAACATTAGCAAAGCCCATCGCCTCTAGTTGTTTCTTCTGTTGCGCTCCGACCTTCTTGTCTATCTCTTTATTCAACTTACCAGAAGGTATCGCTGCGATTCTACCGCTCTCATCTACGCTATAGCCATCAAGAGCTCCTTGGCTAAGTTTCTTATTGCCATAGGCATCGGTACTAGGGACATACATACCTGGGTTAAGTGTGGCAATACTCTGTACTGATTGTTTCCCAAATGGTGTATCAAATTCTCGCCCGTTAACAATAGCGTCTACCTTATCCATGTAGGCCTTGTGCTTATCAGTATCATCTACGGCGGCAACAGCCGCTTTAGCGTAGTATGTCTGCACCCCTTCAATAGCTCCCTGAATAATTTGAGGTAGACTTGTAGTTATGTCTTTAGGTAGTTTCTGTTTAGTTAGATCTTCAATTAACCCCCGTTGGCTTTCTACAAACTTTTTAGCTTCTGCGTTGAAAGCTATCTGGCCGCTTTCTTTGAATGTCTTGTTCAGTCTTGTTAGAGCCCCCTCAAGTGCCTGCCCCATATCTCCGTATGAATCAGCTTCCGCGTTTTGTAGTTTTTTGCGGTAGTTAGCTTCAATCTCACCTAATGACTTCTGTTCCGCTTCTGCTCGCTTCTGTTCTTCTTTCATTGAAATATATAGTTGACCTGCTTGGGCGCCTAAGTTCTGTGAGAGTCCATAGAGACCACTACTTTCGGCGTCGTGCATGTATCTGACAATAGTATTGTATTTTTCCGTTGATGTCCCCGTACCTTCTGCGATAGCAATCGTTTTACGTTGAATTTCGTTGCCAATGAATCCCTTATAGGCGGACTCTTTTGTTTTTTGAAGAGTGAGTGCGGCGCTGGGGTCTGACGTACTTCGTGCGCGTTTCTCTAGGTAGGCAGCATACTCTTGGTAGTTGTCATAGGTCTGGTAGGAGTTGTTCCATTTGTAGGCTACCTCAGCGTCTTGCTGTGCTTGGATTTTCTTACGAGCAGAAGCGGCGCTCCTGAGTAATGATGTAGTAGTAGCCATTTAATTAGCCCCCTATTTGCTGGTTAGTTTGATTAAGCGCTCCCTGTGGGCCTACGGCTGGTGCGCCTGAACCTGGTTGGCTAACTGGGCCTGTACCTGGCACGTTTTCGGCTGGAGTTGCTACGGGGCTTTGCTGTTGTCCACCCTGTTGTGGGGCTGCGCCACCTTGTCCACCTTGCTGTGCTTGTGCCCCAAAGATTTCTGGATAGTTAGCAGCGAGAGAGGCTTGTAAATCAGCGGTTGCGGCTTGGACTACCATCTGTGCGATCATTGGGAGTTGTTTACCAAGGATAGCGGCGGTAGTAGCGTCATTCATTTCATCACGGATGCGATCAATCTCTTCTTTAGTCTCGCCTTGTGCTTCGAGATAGGTCTGAAGGCTCATTGTTCCTGTATTGAATCGGTTAAGAAGCATACTTTGATATACTGGGTCTTCTTTTTGCATAACTGAAGGCCACATAACCTTGAGTGACCAGTCTTCGTTCTTATCTACGAGATCTTTAATCTCTGGTTGGTGCATAGCGATAGTTTCAAGTGCATCTTCAAATATTTGCTTGATAACAGGGCCCCAGAGTTGCTTCTTGGCTTCTGCAATGTCGCTAGTTGGCTTCATGCTGGTCAAGAGAGCTTGGTTAGAGTTCAATGTAACGCTTGGATCGTCGAATAGTACACGAGAGATACCTGTTTCACGAACGAACTGCTCTTTGAGCTCATCCATCTGTCGTGCGAAGTCTTGTCCGTTAGCGTCACCCTGTTGGAGAGGTACAATGTCCTGTCCTTCAGATAGTGGTAGGTATTCTACGGTACGAGCTGCTGGTTTAGGCATCTGAGTATCGAAGCCAAAGCCGAAAGCCTTGAATTTCTGGAAGTTTACCTTGCTTGCGTGTGTCCGCCAGTCGCTTAGAGTCTCTACATAGGTCATGTTGATGTTGATAGCGGCGTCAGAAATGTCAGACATACCCCAAGGTCGTCGTCGTTGTCGTTTGTTAGGGAGGATGTAGTACTTAGGTAGTTTTTTAGGGTCGGAAATGAGGCGAGTTATCTGATCTCCTATAATAAGAGCGTTGAGTTCCTTCTCTTGCCCTACTTTACAGCGCTTAATAGTGCCATTGTCGGCTGTCCAGCCTTCTATGATACCTGTTATCTCCAGGATAGTGACCATTGGCTGTGTGAATACTTGGTTTACGCTATTAGAAGTAGCGCTGGCAGAGATTGAGTCAAGTGGATGCCCGAGTGGAGAGGTTTCTACATCTTCTGGAGCTCCATATTCACTGATTGCTTCACTTTTAGTTACTTGGTAGACGTATGCGAAGGCTTGTGCCTCGCGGAAGTCGTCTTTCTCCCATAAAACGTAGAGATTTTCGAGTGACTCTATCTCACAGAGCTCATATTTATCATTTTCTTCATCGTAATAAGCTTTTATGGCTGAGTTACCGACGGCAGAACAGTTTTCAGCGAGTGCAGACCAGAAAGCATCGCCACCATTGTCATCTATAACGGCACGAATGAGTTTCTGACGTTGTTCAGCGTACTCTTTGCTCTTCTTGTTCTCCATTTCGATACGTTCGCGGTCTTGTGGGTCTTGAGAAGAGGCTGAATCTTGGGCATCATAGGTAGAAACGACGTTAAAACCCCTACCCATGAACATGTTCTTGTGGATTTCTACGGTTCTACGGAGCCAGTTAACGGGTGTAGCGTCATGTCCTACTGGTATATCGAGAGATTTCTCCAGTCTATCTCCATATATATAGTCATCATGTTCGATTATTTGACCATTACGGATAGCTATTTCGCTCTCCATTGCTTTGAATGAACTACGGGCTTCAGATACGAAGTCTTTAGTTAGTGACTTGTACGTTTTGTTTTTGCTGTTTTCGTTTTGTTTGTTATTCATGTTTACTCTTTTATGTTACCATGATATCCATTTAATTGATGCTTGAAAAGTGCTCGTTTCTGAGGCTAACCAACTTGCGAGAGCGAGACTCAGTACCCTATCTGTTGGGATATTATCGTCCTTTTCTTTGTAAATTGAAAGCTGTTGTGTTAGTTCAGCGTTATTCTCGGGGATTTTAAGCTCTCTACCAGATAGAAGCTTGCGTAATGCGAGTAGTATATCGGCCTTCTTAATAGATTGGTTCTTGGGTCGGGCTTCGTTCTTGTTCTCACTTCTGCGCTTCTCTGGTTGCCATGAGCCGTAACACTTTGTAATAACTTGTATGTGTGGTGGGAGGTCGAGATAAAAGCGAGCACTCTCTCCATTCCAAGTCTCTAACATGATTCTAAGGCGGTTAGTACTCCCGCTATAGGCGTCGCATAGGTCGAGAAAATCATTCAAGTGCATCTGGGGGCTCTTACTATTTCCCTTAGCGGCTACCATCTTAACTAATCGGAATGGTTTCTCGGTAACATCGAGTACGGTGTATACCATCTCGTCACTACCCATAGCGGTGTCTACTCCGATGACGTAGTTGTGGTTGTCCTGTCGTCTAATGCCATCATTGAGCTCTTTATCCTGGGCATCTAAGATAGATTGCGTGTCGTACAATGAGTCTCCGCCGAATACGAACTTACCGTGGAGCACTTGGTCTTTTAATGGGTTATCTTCAAAGAGATCATATTGTTCCTGTATTTGTTCTGGTGGGAAGAAGTCGTTATCTTTGAGCTGACCTTCCATAGTGTAGTAGCCGTCTATACCTAGGAGTCCTTTTTGGTACATCTCGTAGTGGAATAAAATACTAGGGCTGGTCTGGTCGGGGGTGCTTGGTATGTGGAGTTGCCCACGCCAGTCAAATAGACGCGCGAGAAAGGTTCCGTCCACCTCTTCTCTTAAGTGCTGTGATCGTCCACCTTCATCATAGGTAATAAGTCCGTAGGGTTTACCTTCGAGGGAGTCGGCAGCGCTTCCTCCGATAGTTCGGTGCTCTATGTAGCTGTTATTGGCGAAGAACTGCTTGAAAGGGGAGCTGTTTAGGGTACGTTCCTTTAAGTAGAACCATTCTAGTTGGCATTTATTGTTAACAATCCGTCCATCTGGAGTATAAATACTGAACCTGGAGGTCATTATTTGGTCGATGTATTTGAATACAGGCTCTACTAAAGTGGCTTGCGGGGCTACGTTGGCGGTCCTATACTCGGCTTTGAACCATGTTTCTCTATTACCTGGAGGGATTCCGAATTTATAGAAGAGATACCATACCTGAAGACAGGCTGTTAAGGTAGACTTCCCCCAACGGTTGGAGGGGACGAGGATGTTTACTTTACTCTTTCGGGCTGTCGTTTCCCGTAGATACTTGATCTGTCCCTGATGTAATGGCATCCCAAGTAACTGTGTTATGAAGATCACTGGGTCCGTTCTCCCCTTGATCAGTACTTCCTGTAGTGACTTCGGCAGGGTCGAAATCTGTGACCGCCGCTCCTTTAACAATTCTTCTATCATAGCTCCTGCTTTCGTTATTTTCCCCACTGGCAAAGAACCACATCATTTCGGCCATGGCTAGTTGCTGGTCTTTTACTTTCATCTCGTGGTCAGACTTATCTTTAGCTGCCTTTAATAGGTCACCTGTACGCATCTGTAGTTCGCCAGACTGAAGCTTCTCCATGCCTTGGCTGATAACTTCGTCCCAGACTTCTTTGCTTTCTATTTGTCTTTTTAAGATCTTCTTCTCTGCGTCAGAGGCTATCTTCCTGAGATGTCTGTCTTTATAGTCGCCCTCGGACATGAACTGGTGCTTCTTAACGTGGTTGAGTAGACTTCGGTAACTGAAAACATCGGCGTACTCTTCCTGTAATTGGAGAAGTGATTCTTTACTGGACTTCAAATAGTACTTAGAATTATAGATTCTGTTTAAGAGTTTGGTATTCTCTTTGACTTCATCACATACCTTACAGAGTTTATTTAGTTTGAGCATATTAGTAGTTTAACCCATTTCCTTCTCTTCACCAGTTTTCTTATTTTTAATAAAATCACTATCGGGTAATCTATACCAGTGCCCACAATCTAAATCGGGGTACCTTCCGCAGCAAGCTTGATATGCTCGCGCTGGAGGCAAGTCATTGAAACTAATAGTACCATCACTAATAAGACCTTCCTTTATAAGACGCTGTTTAATCATTGTATAGAGGGCATCTATGGATTCCTTCTGGTAATGGAGCTTAATAATGTTCTCTATGGCGCCGCTTCTATTTCTTTTGTCTAACCGCGCGTATAAGGCTTGGTCTAAGGAGATAGTTACTCGTTTCTTTAGTGTGTTACTCATATACTAGAGTATATCATAAACTAAGTATGAAAGACTATTGGTTTTTGTATAATATGGACCCTTAAAGTCTTCTTTTTGTAGTGGTTTAGGTGAATTATGCAGTAATTCTAGTGACAGCAAGCTCTCCACCAGTGGTCTGTATACGCTCATAAAACACTCCAGTACCCCTGTTGGGCATATAGAAGGAATAATAGGATAGAGACTGACACTGTTCTGGCTACGCTCATCTACTCATACAATAGATATACTACTAACCATATTGCGGTACATTATTGCTTACTTATCCATGCGCGGAATGGGCGCGTAACAGTAGTGGTATGCGTGTTCGTATTATGTTCGTATGTATTGGCGCGTGCTTATGTGCTTTGTTTATAGGTGTTATAGCGGTACATTTAAGCACTCTTATTCATGGGCTTTTTAGTGTTCGCTTTTTGTTCCATGAAATATATTTTTATATTGACTTATATATAACCATTTGCTATACTTAGAATAAGTTAAAAGCATAGATAACTCTTAACTAGCACAAGACAAGGCAACAACAGTAACAAGTTAAACAGATAGAGCGATACGCCTACAAACCTCTGTTACTAGCCTTACACCACTGGTACATTGCACAAGGGTATAGAGAATACGAACGGGCTACTATATCGCAAAAATAAGCGGGCTACCGTATGGCTCATACTCTTGCGCAGTGTATCAGATGTACATTAAAAATTTATCTGTACTGCTTATTAGTAACTAATTAATAGGAGAATAAGCATGGAGAAGCAAGTAAAGAAGCATTTATTTTTTATTAGTAAAGACTTGAACTGGGATAATATACCAGTTAGTCGGCAGCTAGAGTACACTCAAAAATATATACTTAACACTTGTAAGCAAGTCGGCAAGCTTCAGGACTGGAGGCGTAAAGAATACCAGTCACCAAGCGTTACACCATATCAGATGATATACAACGCTATTGAAGCCAAAACACTTGCATAGCAACCGCCAGTTAGTTACTGGCAAGCGGTACAGATAGATTAAATATAAAAAAATGTAAAGCCATAAAGGAGCTAAACATCATGGATAGACAACAATTATTACAAGTAGCGACTGCTATACACTTTTTACCACGTGCTATAACAGATGAACAGATTAAAATAATTGCCAATTCAATAGGTAGCGACCTGGTTAACTACGGTTACTTTACAAACGACACGATGACGCTTGATGAATTCATCAAAGCAGCAACACTATAGATATAACCTAGGGTCGTCTAATTAAGGACGTGGGTCGATGACTCATATGCAAGTATTAGTAACCTTGCCCCTAGCATTAAAGAGCTAAATACCCTAAAGGAGTAAATGCCATGAATGAATACACAATATTGAAGTTTGAACGCAAGAATAACAGTGTAAACGGTAATCCGAAGTTTGAAGTTTACTACACTGACGCTGATGGTAATTTTGGACATGCTACTACAAAAAGTGATGCAGCTTTTTGCTACGGCATAACCAACGGCATATATACCGATAATCAGCCACAAGTTACTGCACAATTATCATTCAACAAAACAGGTAAGATTGATGATTACAAGCTTGTAAAGCAATTATGGAAGGAAGAAGTATAGCCATGAGTATGACAAAGAAAGACTACCAGCTGATCGCTGATGTTATTTGTGGACGAGTAGAAAATGCAAAGCTGAGTCTACACTTTGGTTATACAGATGAGGATATAAGCCACGCATTAAATACACTTAGCGACTTAGCCGATATGATGGCTTATGAGCTAAAGCTGGACAATAGCAAGTTTGACCGTGATAAGTTTCTTTCAGCCTGTGGGGTTACAGAATGAACTATATAAAGACTGGTAGATGGATTAAGAGAATTGATGTTGAGTTAATAGCTATTGCCTTATTCATAGGCGTGATGCTAGGGAGTGCAATGTAATGGTTGATAAACGAACTATTTTAGGATATCTATATGCACTAAAAGCGATGCTAAGCGACCCGTCAATGAACGCTATGACGCCAGTACAGCGCTTGGATGATGTTATAAACAAAATTGAGGGTATAGAATGAAGTACAGCATCAAACAAAATCACCCAATTTTCAAAAGCGCTAGCACAGTCAGTTTGAATGGTGTTGTATACACCCTGCCAGTAGCTCCTTACAACCAGCTCAAGTATCTTGTAGAACAGCACCTAGAGGGTCATGCAAAGCTTGAAACACTTGCTAACGAAATGGCTACAATCTAATGAACGCTCCAACATTTAGGGTAGGAGAAGAGATTTGCTCAGAGGTACTTATGGGCAAAATAATATTTGCTCGTAAGTACGAAGGTAACTGGTATTACATAATCGAACAGCCAATGCCATCCGACAGATATAGTTTTGACCAAATTCAAGATATAGATGTTGTGCTCGTATGGCGTAATGGCAGATGGACGGGTAAATAATATGAATCAAGAGCTATACGAATTACTCAAGAGTGACAAGCGGGCGGATACCTACGTAATCCCTCAAAGAGTTATGGACGTAATAGTTGAATACACCTCTGGCTGTAAAGCCAAAGCATACAAGCAGGGGTACATAGATGGGTCGATAGAGGTCGTAAACAATACTTGTGACATATGTGGGTCGTATCCAATGACAACTAACTGTAACAATGCAGGTTGTGATGTTTGATATATACTTTGAAATACTAACAGTTGATGGTAACTACTTTTGTAAGGGCAACACGCGAGAGAAAGAGCTAGAAAAGACACTTTGGGCGCACCCTAACGCAGAGGTGATCACATGGAACGCTAAAACGCACAAAATACTACTAGATAAACAACCATTGCGCAACATTTGTAAGCCGTGGGAACCTCCGTATTGTAAATCACCTATAAAGAAAGGAGTTATTGCAGGTTATCAGAGTGAATAGTTGTTTTATATAAAAGTTTGATGTAAATTGAGGACAGGAGAAAAGCATATGATTTATACAAGAGACCATACTGGAGATGGATTTATAGGGATTAACTCTGGTGGGCATTATAAACTCACTCATAAAAAGAGTATCAACATTACGGCAATTTTAGCGGGCGTTGTATGCGTAGTCTTTGGAATATTCATACTCGGTATCGTTTTTAATGTAAACGTGGCTCAGAGAGCCGTAGAAACGCTCATAGCAGGTACAAAATGACCGAAGCTGAACAAGATATACAAGAAATGAACTCTGCTTATCTATCTGAGATAGTAGAAGAAAGTTATGAGGAACGAGAGTGATTAAAACTCTAAAGTGGATATATAAACTTGGTGTTATGGCAGAGCGTAGACGGATTAAGCTTTTAATAGCTGAACATAGGAATAGCAAGCCAGAGCTTTCAACACAGGCAGATAAGATTGATGGGAGCATATCAAATTATCAGAGACAAATTGACCTTTGGTACTCAGTAGAGGCTGAATTGAGCAAACTCACCGAACCTAATTGGAATATTGCTGAGCAACAATTCACTCCACCAACAGCGAGGATAGATGAATGACCAGCAATAACTTAGAAGCGATAGAACTGTTAAAAACTTGTGCAGAAAGACTACAAGACCAAGGTTTCTCAAGTCATGGGAATACGGTAAGCGAATTGAACAAAGCCATAGAACTCCTACAAGCTGATGAGGTACAAAATACTCCTAGTTTGAGATGCTGTGAGATAGATGATGATAAGTCTACCAAAGAAACCAAACTGAAAGGGTTGAAAGCTTATTTTGAGCATAACTTTAAGACTAATATAGAAGTTGATGCTAATGATATAGTACAACTAATCGACATACTTTTGGAGGAAGAATACTAATGAGTAACATGACTAGCTTACGACAGGTTAAGCGTTCGTATGAAAGTAAAGTTAATAAATGGAGGCACTCAGCATGAACAGCAAAGATAAGGAACTTCTAAAGAAGATACGAAAGCATTTGTTTGACCTACACACGGCGTGGGTAAACGACCCTAACGATGACGGACACCACAAATCGAACGAGGGTTACGTCGGGCTTAGCCTAGCCTGCCCTAATTGGTTTGAAGCTGGTGATTACCTAAACGATGAACCAGAGGTATACGGTGTAGAGGTTTACTCCTACTTATTCGGGCCGAGCGGATTACACCAGTATCGAACCTTACAAAAGGCTTGGGACGATGTAAAAGAGTGGAAGTTCTATCCCACTGAAGTTGCTGAGGTGAGCAAATGAACTTAACTAACGTAGGAACGCTTGACCCTAGCGTAAACTACTCCTGTTTACCCCAAAGTAAATCTAATAAAGGTAAAGCATGAGTAAAGAATACAAATTAAAATCAATGGTAGACATGTTCCAAATACCAGAGGACAGGTTTGAGGAGTTCTTAATCGACCTAAGACAATGGCATAAAATAGGCGGTGCTTTTAATAACTTAGCTCAATCAATCGGTAAAGCTGTAGGTGAAACACTACCAGACGAGTATATGGTTATGCGTTGGATAGATGACAGTAAACACGGTGGCGATATTAAGATAAGCATTCACGCTACAGAGGATAGTAAACAATCGGAGTCACAAGCGAACACTTCACTTAAAAGCAAGCTAGCCCAGGGCAGTAAATCTAATAACAAGGAGGATGTATAGATGAAACTAACTGAATTACAACCACCCCAGAAACATCACCGCATAGACGGTAAACTTGTACCGATAGATAAGTATGATACCGATGTACTACTGAGATTAATATTGAAGCTGTCCAAGCGTTGCAACAAGTTCGGGTTAAAAAATACTAAGAGTATAAATATTGACGATGGAGGCGTATGGGTCGCTAGAGGATTTGTAAACACTCTAAAAAGTAAAAACGGAAGCCCATGGGAGCTGTCAACTATGGATGAATCGCCATTAGTAGCTGCTGAAAAGTTCCTTACAATGCTCATTGAACACGAACAAAACTATGGTACACATCGTCAGAAGTTAGACACTCTAAAGGTAGAGCTATGAAAGATGTAATAAGCGTGGATGACTCAAAGAGTGAAGATACACCAGTACTAGAACAGATTAAGGTAGCTACCAATAAACCTGTAGCCATAACAGGCAAGCCTGTACTCAAGTTATTCAAGGCAGCAGTCCAGAACGACCCTGTTGGTGTTAAAGAAGCATCACTAGAAATAGCCCACGAGTTTGAGTTAAACGGCGAAACTGAGTTGGCACACTACATATACGCACAATATAACCTAGTAAGAACATTTGAGGTAACAGACTAATGGCTAATGCAAGACGACGATTTAGCAAAGAGGAACGAGCATACCTTCGGGAGTTAGTCCTACGTGACCTTGAGAAGAACAAAGAACTTTCAGTGTTTGCACTGAAGCCGATTAACCAACTTTTAGAAAAGCTAACGTCTATAGAGGAGGCTCTAAAATGACCACCGAAGTAACTGACCCTAGCGAGCGAAAACCTGACCTTGCGAAAACTAGCCCTGAGCCTCCCCAAGATACAAGCCTAGACGATAAGGCTACTCAGCATACTCATAAATGGTGTCATGTTAGCAAAGCTTGGGAACATTGTAGTGTCTGTGATAAATGGAGGTCAACTTCTGATGCCAAATAGCAAACCCAATAAACATGCTACTGGATGTGACGTAGACTTCAACAAGCCATGTAACTGCTCCTCACACCCAAGATATAGACAAGAAATACTAGGTAAAATACACCTCGCTGTCAGGACTGAGTTCTTTGATAGAAATAGAAAGAATATGGAGTTCTTAGCCGATGATATAGAGGCATGGCACAAAGCCGAGATAGCTAAGGCTTGCAAACAAGCCCGTGAGAAACTCTTTGAACAAATACGGAGTGAAGTAATTGAACACGACCCAGCAAACAGGTTTAACTGTGTGGCACTTAGAGCCGAGCAGTTGGAAGCACTAACTAGATTGGAATCAAAGTCATGATTACATTTTGCTCACTATGTAAAGATAATATAGACACCAAAGAACCTTGCTACCACAGGGAATCACTTTTAAGAAAGCTAAGAGTTTACAGCAATAAAGTGAACGAAGTAACTTCTAAGCTTGAGGCAGGCGATATAGATGAAGATGCGGCAAACGAAGAAACAGAGCAACTAGATAACTACTACGCCAACCTTATAAACGGCATGTTTATGGAGAGTGTTAGTTTTAATGATGACGGGACAGTCTCATGAAAAACATAGATACCCTAGAAAATATACTCGATAAGTACTACGCTCCTATAAAACTACCTGATTATAATAGAACCAACCTAATCCAAGCCCTTAACCTCTACATAGAAGAACGGGTAGCTGAGGCAACAACTCCAACACATATTATGGGAAAACCGATAGACGAAGTAATTATGATACTTAGTGCCCTGGAGCTTGAACGTATTGAAGATTTGAAGATGACTATGACCAATCTGGACGAGTGGATGAAAAGAGTTAGAGATGACCACCACAAAGCCATGCAAAAAGCCATAAGGGGGATATATGAAAGAAAAGAAACCAGCGTTTTTATTTAATTTGTATACTGACCCAGAGCTTTATGCGCTGTTAGACGCGTATCGTAAGTCTCTTGGGTGGACGTGGAAGAGGTTAGTTTTAGTAGGTATAGCAAATGTAATAAGTAGTCATGATGATAATCCTGATCTTGTGGTTGCTATTGCTGATTATTTAGGAGGTACGAGATGAGTACTTTGAAGACCGTACAGAGCGTATTAAAAGACATACCAGGAGAATATCAAGAGAAAGGCTTAATGGCGCTCAGAGAGCCTCTATTGAAGCTCAGGACAGAGAAATATGCAGAGCTCACTACTGCGAGAGAGAAATGCCGACATCCTAAAGACAAAGATCTTACTGATTGGGATAGGCGAGTAATGAATGACGCTATGGTAGCAGAGTTACAAGCAGAGTATGATTATCTGTTAGGCTTAGAAGAACTGGTAAAGGAAAGGATTAACTTCAAATGGCAATGAGTTACAGGGAGACTTTGACTCCCAAAGAATATGAAGAGTTTAATCAAAGAAAAGAAATGTTTGAGATGCAAGCACAGCATGAACTAGCTGTGAAGGAGAAAGAGCTCGAACTTATGCGCTTAGAGGCTAAGTGGAATAGCTGGATGAAGATACCATTAGTTATCATCACACTCCCCGTTCGTATTTTGTTCGGTATTGCCTTTATATGCTCGGTGTTCACTAAGGTAGAATTACCTGCTGAGTACTGGCGTATGGTAAAGTAACTCTGTTGCCCTCCAGCAACGCAATGCCCTCTCGTTTTTTCTATGCTTTACGAGGGGGCTTTATGTTTCTGGAAGATTACTATTGACTATAAGCGTTTACTATGCTAGACTTAGAAAGTCAATAAAGCATAAGAGCATTAGCTCAGAAAGAAAAGCATGACAAAATCAACAAAACAAACAGAGGCTCCAAAGCCTAAAAAAGATCTCAATATCAAAGGCAAGTTCTTAGGGATATGTAACCTCGCTGTTGCACTCGCAGAACTGGCTACGGTCTATGTATTCACTACACAGGATAGCAAGTATCTTCTACCGCTAGCTGTAGTATTGGGCTTAGATTCAGCGCAACGTTTCGCCTCAAAATTCATTAAGTGATAAAATACTAAGACTAATATAGGAGTTTATACCCGCTACTTACAGACTTAGCACCAAGCAATATGAGTAAAACTAAACTGATCGCAACAATCATCGTAGCAACTTTATTAGGGATAACGATGGTAGGTATACGCCACATCCGTAACCTAGATAATCAGATACAACTTAAACAGATTGATATTAAGGATAATAGTGCCAAGCTTAAACTCTTGGATAAGAAGTACACTGACCTAAACAGTGAACTCAATAAGAAAGACGCTGATAAGGCGAAGATTGAACAGGACTTAAAGAACCTGCAGAAAGAACGTGACGAACTACAAGCCCAGCTACAAGCTAAGTTAGACGCTAAGGCGAAAGATATAGCTGTAAAGGCTTCTCAGGCCGTAGGTGCGCCCCAAATGGCTTACGCGGCTACATGTGGCGATGCTAAGAGCTGTATCTACATGAAAGAATCAGGGAATAACCCTAACGCAGTTAATAGTATTGGCTGTCGAGGTATTGGCCAGGCTTGTCCTGGGAGTAAACTACCATGTGACGCAGATTACGCATGTCAGGACGCTTGGTTTACTAACTATGCCGAAACAAGGTATAATGGGTGGGACAACGCATGGCAATTCTGGAAGGCTAATGGTTGGTGGTAAACAAGGAGAACAATCATGCCCTCATCGGCAAAGTATTTGACCATAACATGTGCTACATGTGGCAAGGAAGCAAGTAAAAGAAGCGACTTTGTTGAAAGCGTAACTAAAGAAGGTAGAAAACTAGTATGCTCAAGGTTATGTGCAGTACCGCATAGAAAACCTAGTGCATATAAACCAATGACTCTAAGTCAGTACTCAGGTAAAAATAGTACCTCAGAGTGTAAGTTGTGCAAACTAGAACTACCGATAAAAGAGTTTATTAAGGACGCTACCAATAAACACAAAAAGTTCCGTAAGAGCTGGTTCTGTATCAAGTGTAGAAAATTGAGAGTAAGAGAGTATCAGCTAAAAAATCAGTATGGTATGGAGAGTATTGATACTTACCATCAGATGCTAAAACAACAGGGTGAGAAATGTGCTATATGCAAAAAGACAATGGACAGGCCTTGTGTAGACCATAACCACACAACAGGTAAGGTTAGAGGCATACTGTGTATGCAATGTAATTCAATGGTCGGTAATGCATATGAAGACCCTAAAACTTTACTGAGTGCTATAGACTATCTGGCGGAACATGCTTAATGCGATGACTCGTTATGGTTCGTGGGAGAACGCTTGGGCTTTCTGGGAAAAAAATTCGTGGTGGTGACACCACAAATAACCCTTTAATTTAACAACTTCCGCTGCAAGGGCACTTAACAGTGTGCACGGGTTCTACAGTCATACTGCGGAGCCTGTGCGTATTATAAAGTGCCTTTATTAAGCAGAGTTGGTAGTAAGCTCAATGTTTGTGGTACTTTATTTGTTTGTTAATGTTCAACAGCTTCGTTACTGCGTCACCCGTCCGTATAACACGCCATACGGTTAGCGATAGTAGAGTTTGTACCCGAGTATCTTTACTGCTATGCAGCCTCTTTCGAGAAGTCGCTCTTTACGTGCACTCTCAACGCTCTGCCTTCGACTAATACGAGTCAACGTATTGACCACATTCTACCAAGTAATGTACTATAGAGTCAACACAGTTGTGTTCCGAGAAGCTAATACGAGTCAAGCCCCGTCCTAACAGATGGGGTGCTTCTTTTTCCACAGGAATATTTACAAACCACTTGCTAATAAGCATTTACTATGATACACTGGTACTATCATTAAATAAGCATAGAAAGGCTATCAATGAATGATGTCCAATATAAACTAATCGCTCTAGTGGATGGAGAAGAAGTGTATGAGGTAACTCGTCCTTCTACGCTAGAGATAGAACAGATGTTCGAAAGAGCAGAGCTCGTCGTAGAACGTGAGCTGGCTATTACGGACGCTGAGAAAGCTGTAACGGCTGCAGAAACTTTACTAGATGGATTTAGAGAGGAC